GGCATCTTCGATAGATTATGTCTTGCGGCGGATCTCTTCTTTTCCTCTTCTTGTTCATCTGGATCAATTAATTGCAGTGATACATTATTTGGCTCAATACCATTAATTGCTTGTTGGATTTCAATAATTTTCTCTGATAACGCCACTTTTTCTGCCAATTCGCTAAAAGTCATGGCCTCTAAATCTTCAGGATTATATGAACTAATAGTAGCGAGAACAAAAGCTTTCATAAGATTTTTTACTTCATTTGCTTCAATTCTTTTTTCTTCTAAAATTCTTTTAGCCAACTTGACTGATGTAATACCGGAAATATCCAATACTTTTTCAGCCAATGCAGAAACATTGCCAGGAGGAATCTTATTAATATCAAAATCCTCAGGATAGACAACGCTATACTGCAAAATATAGTCTTCAATGTCGGCAGATGAATAATCGTATAAATCCTTTAAATAAAGGATCTTTTTATACTCGTAAAAAGTTAGTTCTCGAAAAACTACTTCAATACCTTTGATTTCTGCACTATAAACATTGCCATATTTTTCTTTAAAAGAAAAAATTAGATTAGAGTCTTCCATAAATTACAATTGTCTAACCTCAAGTGCCACGAAACCAGAGGCTTCAAGAACTTCTTGAGCAATCAGAGAAGGCATCCCGGCCATCGCACCTGAAAGAGATTTCTTATCAAACTTTGGGAAAAGAATACATAGCTCAGCGATGGTTTCTTCGTTCCACATATTTGCTTCAGCGGATGTAAGACTACCTGCTTGGACTAGTTGCTCCATTTTTTTAACAATCTGCTTGTATTCGTTTCTATTTAAAACGCGCCAAACAACATGCTTATCAAAAGAAATAGAAGTAACATAAATATCACCAAATTGCTTCTTCCATTCCTTAATTTGACCAGCTACAGGACCATCTTCCCAAATAGGCTCGTTATCATCTAAATCTTCAACGGGGCGAAAATCTTCTTCATCTTCTTCAGTGGTTTGATTGAATTGAATAGGATCTTCAGCTCTTACATCTACAGCATCGTCGTCTTCAGTAATTTCTAATGTTAGAAAATCCTCAACAATTACATTATCTTCAAGTGCTAAATCTCTCACTTCAGCATCCTGTGCAGGCTGTGTAACTACAACTTTTCTTTGATTACTCATTTTAATTCTCCTAAACTAATGAACATATTTTTATATTTACTGACGGTAACTTGTACTTGCAGAAGATGTATAACTCTCGCTTGTATCGTTATCAGACTCATTAACAGTGATGAGATTTCTAACAAAACTTAAATCAGTAGAAGTATGATAGAAATCTCTAGCAATAAACTGATAAACTTCAGCTAGTGGTTGACCACCAGGACTGAATGAAGTTGTCATATTCATTAAGTTAACTTGCTGAATAATAGTTTTCATTGGACTCGCCATATTATCGACTCTAACAGTCCGTTGATTAACATCAGAATAAATCATTCTATCTAAATTATCCGAAATAGCTACTTCTTCTTTACCTGCTGCCATAAATGGTGTTAGGGCAGTTTCTTCTACATTATATAATATCACAAAATTAAATGGTGGATGTGCGCTAAAAATATTTTTATCAGAAATACCTGGATCAGATGTGATTCTATCTAATTGACTATATGCCCAGTATTTTTGAACGTTTTTTTCGTCTTCCGCAGTAAATCCTTCTGGAGTTAACTTAGATATAATACTGGAATATTCACTTGGTACTTGATCTTTTTGTCTATTTTTGGCTGCCAATGCCCTATTCTTGGCTGCTGCTTCTAATAACTCAGTCATTCTACGAGGATGTCTTGTAAAGACAGCAATTTCGCCTGAAATGATTCTTGTACCAAACATAACAGCATCATGATTATATGACCAAAAACCATATAAAGGTTGCTTTTCTTGACGAACTGAGTACGCAAAAGAAGCTATATCTAACTCATCCTGTGGATCAAATAATCCATCAATAAAAATTTTTACATCTTCACCACTAAAATAGTAATCATAATAATTATTAAACCTATTAGAAGTATCTGAGGCATTTCCAGCCCAAATTCTATCTATATTATTATCAAGTGGATCAAAAGAATTATTATTGGGAATATTAGGCATGTGAAAATCCGTTTACGGTTTAAAGGTAATTACTCTATCAACCATATTAGACTGATAAAGTTTTGCTAAATTATCTACAACAGTATCTCCAAAAATATTATTTGAAATAGAAATATCTCTTGCAACTAATTCAGGATCGCGAGTAGAGTTTGGAACCTCTGTAGTTAATTTAACCATTGGCTGAATTCCTCTAGCCATAAAAGTATAAGTTTGCTCTACAATTAGGTCATCAATAGATATTGTTTGACCTTCATCTACAATAGTAACACCAAATATCTTCATTTTTGAACCCTGACCATACTCATTGAAAAAGGTTAAAATAATATCAAATGGTGGCAACATATCTGCTAAAGGGGCAAAGAATCCATTTTTTCTTTCCAAAAAATCTCTATATTGTTTTATTCTATAAAAAACATATTCATTAAAAACTGTGAAAATTAAACTACCTGCGATAGTCCTGGATCCTTTGACAAAGCCTCTAGGATTAACATGTCCTAGTGTTCTTACTGGCGAATTTTCTCTGTGTATAGAATAAGAGATAGTTTGTATTTCACCAAGTTCAATCACATCACCATTACTTACAACTTTTCCATTCTCTCCAATAACAGGAACTAATATAGTAGCTACAGCGTCTGCTCCGGAAAAGGCGATATTCTCCATAGTGTATGAAGAGTCGTAATTACCTTTATAAATTTTAGGATCTTCAGATTCAGTTACTGGAGGTTTAACAATCTTAATTGGATTAGCTTCATAAATACCATCGCTAGCCATTGTTCACAACACTTTCTTGAATATAGGTATGCGCACGGAATAGTTCCCGTGCGCATACCAATCCGAACATTAGTTTAATACCTATCAGCCGCCGAAGCGAATAATATCAGATTCTAAGCCTTCTGGTCTAATGCCAACTAGGTTGGCTGGATCAGCTTCCACTAGAGCATCTCTGTTGATGGTATACATTGGGCCAAGTTCTCTTGCGACATAGGTCATTGTTTCTTCAATCACGATATCATCCATTGATGCGCCTGAACCCTCATTGAGTAGCTCTACACCAAAGATTGACCGAACTGCTGATTGACCATACTCGTTTACGAAAGTAATTGTAATGTCGAAAGGAGGGATTTGATCCGCATAGTGTGGAACCTTTGATGTTACGCCAATACCGTAACGATCTGACTCAACAATACCAAATTTATGATCGGCATCCCCGGGTAGAGTATTGTGGTTTCTTGTCCAGAATACTTGAGTTGGGTTACCGCCTTCACGGTTCTTATCTAGCATTGTGTATAGAGCTGGCCGATCAAAGACTGTGAATATCAATGATCCTGCGATGCCTCTTTTTCCACGTGAGAAAGAACGAGGATTAGGTGAACCCATGGTATAAATCGGTGCTTTTTCTCTGGTTACTGAGAAAGTAATACCTGAAAGTGCACCTATCTCTACACCACCAAAGGTAGCCACAATATCTGCCCCAGAGAAAGTAGTGTAAGTATTAAGGTATTTGTTAACTGCTGTATAATTTTCAGCTGCCATTTTATATTATCCTCCGTTCGGCTTTCAATTATATATTAATAGAGATTTGAATCTCAATTGACTTCAGTTCAAAAGCGGGAGTCAAGACAAGATCAACTATTGCTTTATTCTGATTTGGAATATATGTGACAGCAAAATCGCTTGCCAACAGAGCGCCTACTATTTGCATACCACGAAGAGCTGAAGTAATAGCTGTTTCCATTGCATTTCTAACTTGAATATTGGAAGGCTCTCCCACAAACTTTTGGCAAACTTGACGGACAACTAGGGCAGCCTCGTCAATAATTCTTTTAGTTGATAACCGAGTATAATCAGAGGTTGACTGTGCAAAAGTTACACCTTCGCCAAATACAGGTATCTTATTAAAGTTGATGACTACCGAGTTAATACCTTTACCACCAAGAGTATCTTGCTGAGTGCGCGTGGGTGCATATCTTAGTGCTTCAACGTTATAAATTGACTTATTAACAATTGAGCTGAAAGAAGGTAGGCGGCTCATTGTTGCTGCTAGGAACGCTGCACCATTACTGTAGCCAAAGTTGCTAGGAGTCGCGCCAGTTGAGTTGTAGTTAGTTGGCTTAAGTTCTGCTGCAACTATTGTTACATATGGGCCAACATCTTTAAATAGAGTGCCAGCATTGCGATCAGGTAGACCAGGAAGCGCAAGGTGTGCGGCAATCTGTGATGGAGTCATTTTCTCAGTAGTGCTTAGATACGGTTTAATACCCATTACTGCAACGCAGGGATTCGTATTCTGGGAGATATCTTTTACTGCACTAGCAACTTTATATGCCCAGTTTGAAGTAATAGTTGTTGTATTATCTGCATGGAAACCAAACTCTGGATCGTCACCGGGTGTTGCGGGCGACTGCCAATCCAGAGGATGCCCACCACGACCCCATGGAACAATGATGTCAGGTATTGCAGCTTCTGCTGCTGCGAATGCTGCTGCGAAAACATCACTACCACCACTGGTTAGAGTGCCTGTATTATGAGCAAATACAGTGTTGCTTGGCAGCGGCACTAGAAATAGTCTTTCTGCGCCAGCGGTCACAAGTTCAACAAATGCTCTATGTATATCCGAGCCATTACCAAAAGCGGTGATTACATCAGCTTCGTTAGTAGCTCTATAAACATCTAAATCGGGAATCCCGCCAGTATTATCAGCAGTTGACCGCTTCGCAATGGCAACAACTCTTGGACCAATAGGCGAATCCTGTCTAGACACGCTATAGAAACGATCCTTAATTAATGTAGTTACTCCTGGTATAGCCATCTTTTTTCTAGACCTCCAAATATGGATTTTTAAAATCTTTGATTATAGTAATGGAAACCGTATAAAAATAAACTAACAATGAATTATACGATTAATCTATATATTTGGAGTTGACTGATCTAAATCAATAATTTGGACTTCGACATCCTCATAATTTGGAGTAGCCAACTCTCTGGTATCGGTAGACCTAGAGCCAAGCCAGGTTCTGATATCAATTCTAATTTTTTCAATTCTTTCATTTTTAATTGCAAAAGTTTTTTCAGTTGTTAACATATATGTAACAGTTCTTTTATGAATATTCTTATTCTTTCTATTCACTTCAGAATCTGAAAGTCTCCGAGAGTAAACTAAATCTGATGCACCCGCTGCTTTAAAAATTGGAGTATATTCCAACATAAAATCTTCAAATGATTCAATAATCTGATCACATAAAATAGCTGTATCTAAATCATCTTTAACAGATTTAGGATTATCCCCCTGCAAAGTATTGGCTTTGCTCATAACTGTAAACGCAACTATATTCTGAAACTTTTGACCATAAACTGTAATTGAATTACTCATAACATTTTGTCTCATACGAGGTTTTGGTTCCATTGTATGAGATTTTCTTAATTCTAAAGAATAACCAATAATTGCTGGATACTCGTCAAAAACGTCTGCACTCATTGGTTCTGGGACAGAAGTTATATTCCCTATTTCATCTTCAGAATCAACATCTGTAAAAGAAGAAAAGCTCTCTCTATTAATTCCAGTTGGAAGAATCGGAATTAAAGGATGGCTTTCTTCCCATACTTTTTTAACTAAACTAATAAATTCCAAATAATTTAACGATCCAGAATATATCTCTTCCACACCTTCAATCTCTAATCTGACTCCTGGAGACTGAAGCACGCCACTTCTTAATGGATTTTGAAATCTTTCTGAAGTAGAAACAGCAGGAAATTCTCTATTAACATAAACCATTTTATGCCTCCGGTCCAGCAGCTAATGAAAAGTTAATCCTTTTAAGACCAAGAGCTGACAGTACAGATATATGGAAAACTAACTTCCCTCTATCACTTGGATCTACTTCAATATTAAAAGAGTAGTCGATAATTATATTATTACTTTTCATTTGCATTAACATTTTATAAACAGTATCAGAAACTCTATCGTAACCGAACTTACCTATTGCCTCTAACGCAACAGATTTTATTCTAGATACTAAAGACGCAATTAGTCTCATCTGTGCAGCTTTAGATAGAGTTGAATTTTTATTCGCTAAGGTATATTCGTTACTCGTATAAACCTCATAGGGTACTGATCTTTTAGTTTTCTTACCTCTATATACAGTATTAATTCCAAGATTATCTAATTCTTGTAGCTCGTATTGAGTTAGATCGCTTCCAAATACTGAAAGTGCTCCTGGAATTCTCGATCTAATTAATCCCATATTTAACGGCATAGCCGCAAACAGTCCTGCAAAACTAGCTGCAAGCGTTGAGGTGTACGATATTTTTAGCTGATCATGTTTAGATACCACTTCTCCATAAATCGGAACAATGAATCTGCCATTATCGCTTAATATAGAGCCATTTAAATTATAGGATGTCAATTTATTTACTAAAACCGAATTAGCTTTAATTTCATTAATGTCTTCAGATTTTACTCCACCAGATCTTGAACCAATAATGCCGATCTGAATAAAGCCAGTAGTGTTATGAAAATCTGCACAATAACTAGCCAACTGGGTTACAAAATCAACTCCACCTGTTTTAATAATTGAAGCCTCTAAAGGAACAACATAATCAATATAGTCTAATTCTTTCAAAATATTATACGTAACAGCTAATCTATCATAGTATCGTTGATAAAAAGTTATACTGTTTGGTGTAGCCATATTAAGATTAAAAATAGTTGAAGAAACTAATCTGTCCTCATATTTATCTACATATTCACTCATTGGCGCAGCGGCCATTATAAATATATCTCTAGCCCCAGCTGCATACGCGTCAAATACACCTCTTAATAATGGACTACCTAAATCTGCCCCAAGTAAATCTACCGCACTTTGAATTGACCTAATCTTATAAATATCATTCAATGCAATACCATCAGCGTGTCCGATTAATAGAACGGTATTAGTATTTGATCTATTAAGATCTTCATAGGTAGCTTTATAATTTACGATAGAAGTGCTGTTATTTGAAATAACAATAGGATTTAATGTTACTGCATCAGTTTTAACTACAAAAGAAGAACTGACTGAAATTGGAATTTCATTGCTAGAGGTCTGTGCAAAAACTGTATAGACACCTTCATGTAATGAAGAAGGGATTTTATACCTAAATCTGTATTGACCCCTTCCAGTTCTTGTGATAGAAACTTTATCAGAAATATCTGAATTATTTCTTAAAAAAGAAAAAGGTCCGTCTACAATTGGCCCAGAATTATAATCGCCTCTTCTAACTGAAAAGTAAATATCTACTGGAGTGGCTAAAATTGCTGGATCATAAACGTTGTTTTCCGCAACAAAAATAAAATCAAAGTTAATAAACTGACCTCTAACACCTGGAATCATAACTACTTCTCTCTACTTGCTCCAGCAATCCAGTACACTATTTTTCCAAACTTACCTCTTACTGGTGTCACTGCTTGAATTGTAAATATCGAATACGAACGACTATTTTTCATAGTCATATCTTCATAAATTCTGTCTCCCTCTTTGGGATTTACGCTTCCTTCAAAATAATATACAAATTCAAAATTTGTACTAATACCTTCATCGTATTGATCGGAAGATTTGGCATTCATTGAACCAGACTGACCAACCTGTCTTGTGGTAACTTTTTCAAATTCATTATTATGATTACCATTAGCTAGCATTCTTTGCAAATGAACGTCATGACCCCAATCTCTTAATATCTTTCTAAAAGACTTAGCTGCATCAATCATAGTTTCTTAACTTTCGCGAAGGCATTGGATCAGATCTTGAAGTTATCTCTTGCCCTTGACCATATATATCTTTATCTGTAGGATATACATCTCTGCCAAGTTGGGTTACACTATATTCTGTTGGTAAACCTTTTGGAGTCATTGTTGCAGCTCTGACCTTGTTTGCCAAAAGCTCTTTACGCAAAGCGGCAGCAATCTGACACCACGAAGATGCGTTATCTCTTGATACTGAATTTCTAGGAGTGACCCTATTTTCTATAGTTAAATCACCTAATCTCAGCATCACGTTATCATCAGCGCCATACGCATATGTTCTACTTAGTTCACATGCTACAGCAGCTCTAATATACTCAATAGCTTTAAAATTTAAAGCTGCGTCATCTGCTGATAATCCTAAAATTGTTTTAACTTCAAGTGAAAAGTTATAAACTATCTCACCAATCTCTAGTAAAGATGCATCTGGAAATAAGGATAGCAAACTTTCAGGATCTATATATAACGGACTTAACTCGGTACCAAATATAATAATTTCATCATTTTTAAGAGTTGCAGTTGGTTTCCTAGAAGCTGATGAAGAGCTTACATAGACCTTTTGCTGAATTATAAATGGAGGACTATTCAAAATATACACAGTAAAGATTGAAGTGTATTCTCCAATTTCATTTGGAGTAAAGTCATAAAAATATATATCATCACCAGAAGTAAGTGCTAATTGATTATCAATTATAATTATATCATTATCTTTTTTAACTGTTAATCTTACTTCATCAGGATTTACACCAACTAACTGACCAGTTTCGTCGGTATACTTTAAAGTAATATTTACTCTTACTTCATCACCTATTAAAATATCTGTTAAAGCCATAGTTCAATCCCCTTTATGCCCCTACTTCGCCAGAAACAATAATTCTATATTTATAAGCGTATTGGAAATATTCACTTGTTGAACTAGACACATCTTGACTTTCTATGAAAATAATATTGTCTTCATAATAAGATGAAGGGGTTGCAGAAGCCAAGGATTCAAAATCAACATATACTTCAGGTCTCCATAAGTGCATTGATATAGTTGCCGGTACATTCTCCCAACGTCCAGGACCTTTTTGTATCTTTTTTCTTTGACACTTAAAATAATCGGTATTTAAAAAGTTTGCAGCAGGTCTTTGGTTAAATAAAATTGTTACTCTACCACCATTATAATTCGTTGGAAGATAAAAATCTCCAACCATTGGATCAGTAGATACGATATAAAAATTTGGATTTTTAGCTAAAATTTGATAACCAGTTTGGAAATCTGGTCTAATTGATTTATCATAAACTAAAATTTCATTAACCACATCAACAGAATAGTCAGCTATAGCTGAAGGGGTAGCTGATTCCATTTGAGATGTAAAAACAATTGATTCAGTAGGAACACTAAAACCACTAGAATCAATAATGTTTTGAACATCAATTGAATACTCGGTATTAGATTGAAGAATCTTATTCCATCGTAAAGTTAGAGTACGACTAATTTGATTAAAATCAGTTAAGACTTCTATATTTCTAAAAGGAGACGGAATACTAACTGGAGTTGCTGCTGTTGTTTTAACAGTAAAATTGCTATTAACTAGTGATGCTACTTTAACTGTGCGACCAAATTTTATTATAACCACATCAGAGGTGACAGTAGCGCTATCTATAAGATATAGTCCCAATTTAAATCTCCATCACTTATTAAACTAATATAAATAGTAACAAAAAAGAAAACAAAAACAAGAGGGGCAGCAGAGAAATCTGCCGCCCCTCTTGCTAGGATGCCGTAACTATTTGGCCCTAAGGACTATCAGGGTGTTTCGTTAGTAACCTGAACTTCGTAGTTGCGAGCAAGTCTGATGTTCTTAGCGACTGTGATACCTTCGCCGTCACCGAGCATTACAATGTCGTAACGCTCTTTCATCTTCAGTTGACGAATGTCGCGTGAAGGATCATCAAACTGATCAGTGCTCATATCGTCTTTCACCAATAGTGAGCCAACTTCATTGCGATCAATAAGGAAAAGATCGCTCTTGGCAGCAGTTACACCGCTCTTAGCCTGGAAGTTAACGAAAGGCGAAACTAGAACACTAAGGCCCAATGGGGCAGTGGTGTTTAGAGCGCCTTCTGGTGAGGCTGGACGATAACCCCAGCTTGTACCGACGCCTGAAGCAGCACCACCGGCATGGAAGATCGCATCCTTAAGGAAAACGCTCCACATTAGAGGGTGAAGAATGAAGTCAGTTGGAATATGGTTCTCAGCCATTAGTACTGCGGCCATATCGATGATGTCATCCCAAGTTGTGGTTAGGTTGAAGGCACCATTGATATCTCTACCGGTAGTGTCATCATATAGTGCATCATCGTTGTCGAATACGATGGTGGCAGCGTCTTTGAAACGGCTAAGAGCAATCTGCTCTTTAAGGCGAGCCATAGCGCGACCAGCAGCACGAACATGCATGCCGACAATATCCCAAAGTGAGTCAGCAATTACTTCTTCAGTAAAAGCAAGTTTAACACCTTTCTTTGAGACCTTGCCTTCAACCTGCTTCGCGAAAGCAAGTGCCTGCTCGGGGTACTCTTGGCCTTCAGGAATCTCAGCTGCCTGAATTGCATTAACAGCTGGGAATTCTAGCGAACGCCCTTTACCAAGACGCACTACTGATAGTAGTGGAGTGATAAGAAGCTGAGGCTCTGCCGCTTCTCTAAGGGTCCTTGAAAGGACTTTAGGGAACAGTGCTGCTGCATCAGGTGACGCAAAAGCTTCTTTGATAGTGATTCTGTTTTCCCCATCAATATAACCATCTTCGGTTAAAACGGTCTCCCATGCTGGTAAAGCTGAAAGGAGTTCTTTAATTGTCTTACTCATCTTAGGATTCTTCCTCCTGTGCTAATATGTATTTGTTTAAATTATAGGGTAAGGTTGACTCTAAATGCGCCAATTACGTTATTGACATCTAGGTTTGAACGGATGCCTAGCTTACCAGTGAAACTACCAGCACGAGTAAGTTCGAATACCGTCTTAAGGGCACCTGGATCTGAAGGTAGCTGCATGTAGCTGAGTAGGCCATCATCAAAGTTGGTGGCAAATTTTTCTACCTCAATTACTTTACCGACCAGCAACCAGGGGAAGCTGGCAGTGTCTGCATCGCTCAGAAGTACTGGACGACCGATGGCATCTGGACGAATTTTTGAACCAACAGTAACATCCGCATTTACGCCGTTAACCATTGGGTATTCGACATAGCCATGGGTAATGAACCCAGCACCCTGTGAGGTGCCCTTGTCAAATGGACGGTAAAGATCATATTGTGCACAGCCGATTGGAAGACTGCGTGCTGCAACGCTAATAGTATCAGCTGAACCAGAAGTGCCAGTTGGAGTTGCACCATCTAGTGGATTCCAGCCGCTCATCACATCGCCCCAGCTTCTGCTGGAGCCAGTACCATTTGCTGGTACAATACGAGCATCACCAAGTGAATCGGCTACTACTGAAAGAATTGTACCTTTTGGAATTACAATCTCGAAACGATCATCTTCACTATCGAAGTACCAAGTGGGAAGACCGGGATGAGGAAGAAGATACGCAGCTGGGGCAACGCCTTCTGATACAACAAACCGACCTGAGCCACTCTTGCTATATACTTTACGGAATTTTGCTAAACTCATTTTGATTCTCCTTAATTATTAAAGTTTTCTTCTACCCATTAGGGCATCAACGAAAAGTTGTTCCGCAGGATCCACTTTTACAGATTCGATACCGTCTTCAACTGATTCGGTTAAAGTAAAAACATTCTCTTCAGTTGTATCAGCTACTGCCTCATTGCTTATTTCTGGAACAAGACCTGTTTTCTGCTTAATGGCAGGAAGTTTGGCCAGATCTCGTAAAGAATCTGCAAGTGAAGAAGCTGTACGATCTTCATGCTCTGAAATGAGTCTTTCTCTATCTTCAACAGATTCTAGACCTAAACTAATTTTAGTATCGATAACTCTCTCTACAAGAGTCATATGTAAAGCTTTCTTTAGCTTTTCGTTTTTTTCCTCAAGAGAAGTTATTTTTTTATTTAGCTGTTCGATTACGTTCTCAAGTTCTACTACTTTTGAACTGAGATCCTCTTTCACAGCCTCCTCTTTGGAAGTTTCCTCAGATTCCTCTGAAGAAATAGTATCTTCTTCATTTTCAACTACTGGAGAATTAGTTTCCTCATTCTCCACAATTGAATCTGAATCAGAAAGATCATTTTCCGAAGAAGTCTCATCCACTGCTTTTTCGACTTCTTTTTCAGCAACCTCTTCATCAGTTTCATCGCCTTCTTCAGTATTGACTGAAGTCGCGGCAATATTAGAAAGATCTTCACTCAGGCCTGTGGCAACAGCGAGAATATCTTCCTCATTCCGTTCATCTTTTTCCATAGTGGATTTCTCCTCAGAGTTTATATTTTCAGAATCTTCATCACATAGTAATGATTCACTGGAATTTATTAAATTATTAAAATCATTTTGAGTTTCATGAACAGCTAGAGCAGTTAAAAATGAACCTTTTAAGTGAAGATATAAGGGTTTTGATTCTTTCTTTTTCATATTTTCAAATAAAGATTTGTTTTCACTTATAGAAATTACGTCTTCAGTATCCATACTTAAAACAAACGCAGAACTTTTAGCTACCCAATTATCAGAATGAGCTATATCAGCTTTCCCATCAGTAGGTAAAATTGCTGACCGGACACCAGATCGCTGATCGGCGGGCTGATTAACAAAAGAATACTCTCTAAACGAAATATTTTGCATATCGATATATGCAAGCTTGCCTTTATAGACTTTACCTTTTTTATATTTAATTGCCTTAGGTCTACCTGAATCATCTTGCTCAGCTAGATCTTCTCCAGTGATACTGCAAATAGCTTTTGCTGCCGCACCGCCAACTGAACCTGTTAAATATCTCTTATCTAAAACTTTTTGCGCAGCGACTGGATCGGTAATAGCAATTTGCAAACGAACAAAAGATGTACCATCAGATTCTTTATCCATTTTTGCAGCCATTACACGGCCAATGGCCTCATTATTTAAATCGTGATTTAAAATAATCGGCTTAGGATACGGTTCTACCCAAGACTGCAAAGCTTTTTCTAATTCCTCTGCAGAATAGTTATTATAATTTGATGTCAAGCCTTCATGAATAGCGGCGACTTCAATTATTAATCCATGCTTAGAATTGAATGATTCAGAAAATTCAATTTTTGATTCAGTAAAATCAGGGAGTAAAAGTGTAAAATTCTCTTGAAAAATAAATGACATTGCGATCCTCTTGTTTTTACATTTAAATCTATAATTAATAGTAAGTTTTAATTTATAACATTGAACAAATTTATATCGTATAATTTATATTATAATTATCTAACCTATTATCGCCACTTACCAAAAACTCATTAAACATTTCTTGAGACATAATATGAGGTGCATAAATATATGAGGCAGAAAAAAGTCTATAACCCTTTTCTTTGCAACTATATGACCAGCCGACATCTTCACCCTGCTCATGAACAGAGTAATTGATATTACTATACACTTCTTTAGTCATCATTTTAGCTGCCATGATTACATCAGATTGGAAATATGTACCCAAAGGATACCTTCTAAATCGCATAGCCCGATTTGTACCATCTCCACACCATGACATAACGCTTGGATATAAATCATTAGTTGGAGTCATAAACATTAACGGACTTACCGCATCAGCGCCTTCCTTGCAATGGGAGACCAGTAATTCTATTGTATTAGGATTCTGGATAAGAATATCTGAATCAAGACTAAAGTAGTAATCTGGCTCGATTTTACGTACAGTACTTAAAAGACTGTTTCTAAGATTTACCATATTCTCATATTTAGATATCGTCCAATTTCTACCATTTGGTAAATGTTCAAAATGATTTATATCGTCTCTTACTTTTATTTCAAAATAAAAGGATGCACTATCATACTTTTTCCAAGTATTTAGAATATTTAAAGTATCAAAATCATCTGGTGCTACCTCAAAAACAAAACCTAAATCAGTCTGTCGATAAGACTGAGATTTTATAGCAGCAATCCAACTATTTAAAATCCAATGCCGCCTATAAATAGGGCAACCAATTAAAATCTTCATATAAAGATCAGTCCTCAGTCTTAACAGCAGTTACCTTTTTAGATGGTTTAACAGATGAGTCATCTGCAGTATCGCTATCTTGAACTCTTTCTGAAATATGTTGTTTAATTTTTTGAGGATTAGAACTATTCATTTCAATAATAGTCGGCAAAATATCAGCTAAAATATCCATAGCTAACCTAACTTGACCATTTTCTGCTGCTCGTGAAAATGCGTACACCGCGTCATCTGTATTTAAAACTTCAGCCAATTTTTCATTCTTAATAAGAATTTTATCCATTATCAACTACCTTCACTTTCATCTTTTGTATAAACAACTATATTTTGATCTTCCAATAATGACTCAATTACATTCAATAAATCGCTATCAATTCTTCTAATATTTGGAGAATCGTTCCTACCCTGTTGATTAGCAGGTCTAATGGCATTTCCTACACCTCTTTTAGTATTTGGTAAATTTCTTTGACCTTTTTTAGCGGAAGCCTGCTTATCACCATCCATTTTAGGATCAACTACTTTATTATCCTGAGAAATCATTTGTGCCTGCGCAGATATTTCCATCTGTATTCTGGCATTAATTGAAGCTAGCAATTCGTCAAAATCATACTCTGGATCTAAACCTAATTCTATTCTTAATTCAGGCAGAGTGATCGCATTATTCGCAAATTTTTGAATAATATGTGTTTCTTTTTTAACCTGAGTATCTACATCTATTTCATTAAATTTGAAATAACAACGATCTGACATTGAGTCATCAAGAGGGTTGATCATTGGATCAAAACCACCCTCCATTAACAGTTCATTTAAAATATGAACCCTAATAAGTTCAGAGAATAGTTTTTGATAATGCTTTATTTTATCATAAAGAGCGACATCTAGTCGATCTGTTACTGATCGGTTTCCACCATTCATCATCATACCAAGATGATGAGGGAATAAACCTAATCCTAGTGCGACTCTTTCTTTAAAGTGCTCTAAATAGTTACCTGCATCCAAAGATGCACCTTCAGCACCAACTACCTTAATATTATGTCTATGAGGAGTAACTAGACCACCTTCTGCCCGCATGTTTTCAATATCCTGAACTGCTTGAATGATTTCATCAGGCTCTGCTGGCTGTTCTGGCGTACCTATCTGATAATGGTACATAGGAAATAATTCTCTATGAACAAGATTTTGAATATCTTCTTCAATTTGCCTTAAGGCGATAACGTCATCCAAGGCTGCTGTAACAAATGGAGTGCCAAAAGCTCTACCAGGTTTTTTATCGTAGTATAAGTGAATAACTTTATCTGCAGACCATGTAGGATCTTTTTTAGTAGGGGAATATGTTAAAGGATCTGTTGCCTGCTGATAGGATTCGGGTCTATTATTTTTATCTCTCAAAATTCTTACTTGTTCAGTTGGAACAAGGTAATATCCAACAATTGGTTCCCTTGCATTTACCGGTTCAAGTTGTTTAGAAAAATACCTAGAGATATCGCCGCGAGCTTTAACAATAAAAACATTTGAGAACTTAAAGAACTGATCAGAAACTTCATTTAAAAAATCTAAAAATGGCCGCTTCATAGCTAATTCCATATATGCAATTCTTTCATATAGATAATTAACCGCTTCTTGATTTTCTCCAATAATTTTCCAACCCTCTTTCCAAAAGAGTTCTTTATATTTGGAAAAAGCTTGTTTAACGTAGCCATCTGTATCTGCAGCTTGCATAATCCGTACAAAGTCATATGGGGCTGGCTCAAAAGCTGCTCTCGTACTAAAAAAGTACGACGCACCCTGAAAGCCCAGGGCAAGAGCGGTAACTTTCATTACCTTAGACAAAAGGTTATACTCTTCTGGATCTAGACTTTTAGCTATAACGTTATTTTTAGATTTATTAACCTGATTAAAAGGTACAAAATTTCCTAGTGGCATTACCGCTCCTAAAATAATAGGCTGAATTACAGCTTCTATAACATATCTAAATAGTAGCCACTACTTAAAAAATCAATAACTTATTCAATAGGATGCAAGTCAGCCTTGTCAAAGGCTGCTTTCATAATAATTTGCTTGACTGCTTCCAGCCAAAAAATTGTTTCTGGTTCATTAAAATCGCTTCTATATTGAAGATTCTTATCTGAAACTTTAACTTCAATAGAAAATTCTTTAACTTCTTCTTCCATATCTATCATTCCTTTACATCTTTGATAAATTTCTGTAATTCGTCTTGAAGCTGTCTTAACATAGCTTCTTTAACTACAATCTCAGAAATAAGTTGACTTACTTTATCCTGAAATGCTTGAACTACATAATTAATGTTAATTTCTGAATTTTGATTTTCCATAAATTAATCTCTCCTTTTTATGAGATTATTCTATCATAGTTGGATAACTGATTTCAATATTATTTACTTTTTTTAATAATCGTTTCAATATTTTCAATTCTATTTATAAGATCTCGCAATAAAGTATCTAACTCTTTAATTGCTGCTATTGCAGAAACTACAACTCTAGTTTCTGACCAAGCTTCAAGTTCTAGGCTTTCCACATCACTGTCTTTCGCTGCGTCAAATACGTTTCCTTTATATGTCGCAAATCTAGGATCTATCTCTTCCATCTCCTCAGCTATAAATCCTATATCAACATGGCATTCTCTGAGTGCTGCAGAATAATCATTATCTTGATCCATTCTATTCCACTTAAAAAACCTAGGCTGCATTTTTCTTACCAAATCTAGCCCATTAGTAAAATCTTTAATATCTGATTTCAACCTGCGAAGAGAAGTCACTCGCTCAAATCTAACTTCGTTACCAGAAATTACAGTATATCTAACACTAGAGCCGGTTGAAGTAGCCGTTATATTAGAATAAGTATTTGGACCTGTATCGACTCGAAAACCTGTAGCATTTCCGACTACGACTCTAAACACATCGCCAACTGCATTTATCTCTACAGATTGTCCACCCTGCTCTGAGGGATTAAGTCTCAATCCATATCCGCTTGGAGAAGATATAAAGGTGTGAGAAGCTCCAGCACTGGCTAATAGATACGCAGTAGTGCTGTCCAGATAGTCGTGATGATGCAGTGTAGAAAACCCGTCCCCCCGATTAGCAACTAACGCAATTCCTCGATCTACTGATTCGTATACATCTAGGATGCCAGTGAATCCCCATGGGTTGCTTTTATCAAATTCCATATACTTATAAGATGGGGATGAACCAACTTGAATATTAACTAACTCAGTTGCTGTTGCATAGATTCCTTCAAATCCAACACCAGTCTGATGCCCTACCTTAAGTGACCCATATGCTCCATTAATAGTTACGCCTCTGGCACCTGAGTATTGGATATAGCTAGATGTATCGTCTTTATAATTTATTTTAGAAGTTTGACCATAGACGTCAATATTAGAACCACTAATTTCAATTCTATTACCAGTAGTTGCCGTTCGCAGAATGCCACCAGTTATTGTTGCCCCACTTGAATCAATAGAACCAGTAAGAGTTCCAGTAATAGTCCCAACAATATTTAAAGTAGTTCCATCCCATGTCATTTTATTACCGGCAGAGTTTCCTATTGAAAATCGAGGATTACCGCTCGGTGAGCCTAAAAAGAATCCAGTTCCACTATCATAAGCTGTTTGCCCGCTGCGTATATCTCCACCGCTACTAATTGATACAGAACCGGTGAAGTTGCCACTAGTAGCGTTAACTGCACCAGTGAAAGTTCCACTAGTAGCCGTTATGGCACCAGTAATTAATAAGTTGGTCCCATCCCATGTGAGGTTATTCTTCAAAGAAAACTGACCAGCAGAATCAACATAAAAACTTGTATCACTATTTCCAAAATTGCCAGCACCAATATAAATTTTTCCATTACCGATAGAGATCCCAGCAATATTTGAACTACCTCCAACAGTCACATTTCTAAACTCCGCCGAGCCATCGCCTCTAATAATCCATGCTGGAAGACCCGAATATTCAACAGAAGATCTTAAAATAGAGTTAGCACCACTTAATCTAATAGTTTGTGCACCAATATCTCCTGCAGTAATTTTAGAAGCTGTTAAAGAACCAATATATTGACTATCTATAAGTGGTACATCTCCAGATGTTGGAGTTAAAGAAGTCCATGTACCATTATTACCACTTGTGTCTACAGCCCTAACTCGGCCCCAAAAAGGTATCAAACCAGTTCCTAAACCAGAATTTGCATAAAGATTTTCAACAGAAACTGTAAACACATTAGCATCGTTGAAACCTGTAGAAATTAGACTAGAAGAAGTTGTATTACCGTTATACAGTTCATATTCATACCTAGCAATATCTGCATCGTTGACAAAATCAAAAACAAACATCACATTTTGCAGACTTTGATATAAAGCCAAATTAGTAATAGCACTGGGTTGTGTATCATCTTGAGGAACAGTAAAACGAATAGTTTCTGCTAACTCTGCAGATGTATTAATATCTGCATTTTTGCCACGAACAGTAACCAAATATTCTTTACCTGGTTTAAGATTTTCTATTTTCCTTTTAATAATTGCCATAAAATCTCCTAAAAAGTTCCACCATCTATATCAGAATATGGATAAAAAATATTTGTTGTACCGCCACCAGTGCCCATTAATACACTTAATGAAGTTGCTTTAGTTAAAGAACCAGAAGTCAAAACTGCTAAATCACTAATTTCCTCACTA